CATAGCTGCTTGTTGATAGACAACATCCATGTTGACACTTGGGTCAGGGTAACCAGTATGCTCTAATACTTCTGTATTCTCATCTGAAGCCAACATTTGAAGTTGGGCGTCTGTAAGACCTTTGTACTCGTATTCTTCTACTTCTTCCTCTTCTTCAGAGTAAACCTTTACATAACCGTTCTTAGATAGTAATGCGTCTTTAAACCATACATAGAATACTTTAAACCCTTCGTTCTTTTCCATAACGACATGGTTAATGTAATCTGTTTCTTGGTCTGCTGCTTCTTGGTCTTCAGGACCTTTAGGGTCAAACTGAACAACCTTATCACCGGCTACAAAGACTTTTAAAAGCTGAGGGAGAGCTGACTCAATCGTGTCTTGAACGTCATAAGATACAACTTGTGAACGACCTTCTTCTTCGTTACCGAATGGTTGTCCTAGGTAGTAGTCAATTGCTTCTGCTCTATCATTAGACAATGCACTATCATTTACACCATAGGCTATATTCTCTTGCGCCTCTATCTGTGCAATTATTTCCATGTCTTCTATATTCATCAAACAATTCCTCAATAGAGGTACATAAATATCTGAACGCATCTGCTCCATGGCTGTATTCGTCATGTAGTGGCGCACCAGGTTCGTTGGTTGCAGAGTTTATACTTCTGCGATAATTCTTTAAACACTCAACAAGTCTTTGTGCTGACTTATCAAAGTATATACGGTGGAAGTTCATACGTGCTAACTTAATACCAGACTCTATGTCTGCTTTAGGCACGATACGTATATCCCATCCTAACTTCTTCATAATATCTTCTGCTGATATACCATGCTTAAAGTCTTTAGACTGTCCGTCATGTGGTAAGAACATTGTACCCCAGTTATAGGATAAGTTCTTAAGTTGTGCAGAATAGCTATCTAATGTTCTGTGGTCATCTTCTATATAACCAATGATGCGTAAATCTGATATACCTTTTTGGCATAGGATAACTGACATGCTGTCGTTCCATCCTAAGTCCATCACTACATGAACCTTCATCATAGGGTCATAAGGTACAGTTGTTATACGACCACCTTCTTGTGCTTCACGTATCTCGTTAGAGTATATAGCACCATCTACAGCAGCCTTACAATCACCTTCCCATATGTTTGCATAGTCAGGGTTAGTCTTCTCGCTGTGTTGACGTTCTATCTCTAATACTTCAGGAAACCAAGGATTGTCAGTATAGTTTACCTTTACAACCTTAGCGTTCTCTGGTGGATTAACCACGAACCTTGTATATGTATCGTCTGTATCTAGTGCTGGGTTGAATGACACCCATATCTCTGAATTGGGTTTACGTATCGTAGGAATAAGTATATCCCAGGATTTCTTGCTAATTGTCTGTGCCTCTTCACACCAGACCCTATCTATGCCCTCATAGCTCTTTATCGACTCTGCTGTGTTAGTAGCTAAACCTGTAAATACAAATAGACTACCGTTAAGACCACGTATCTCTGACTCTAGTACTTCATAGAACTGACCTAAACCTAATGCTTGTATAGAGTCTGACAAAAGTTGGTGAACTGAGTTTTTAATACTACGCTGTACTTCTCTCGTACATAAAACACGCAATGGTTCATTGGCTGCTGTTATAAGCAATGCCCTTGCCATAGAGTGTGATTTCCCAGACCCTCTTCCACCATAAGCCACTTTATATCTGCATGGCAGAAATAAAAACTGGAACTTACTCGGAAACTGGGCTATCGTCTGGCTTGACAAAGCTAATTCCTATTCCAATAGGTAAATCTTTACCATCTGCACCAGTTAATTCTTGAACTGCTATAGCTTTACCATCTAATCTATCACCAATCTCTTTAACTGCTCCCAAATCGCCTTCAGCAGCCTTCTCGTATAGTTTCTCTGCAATAGCATGAAGTCTCTTATAGTCTTCTTGTACTGCTAATTTGCGGATAATGTTACCCCAAATTCTTTTCTCTTTACTAGAGTTCTTATTGCCTTGATTGGCATGAGCAGCTTTTTCTCTAGCTAATGCTAATTGTTCTTCTTTGTCCATATAGTAACTCCATAAATGGGTCATTACTCCTTAAATTGCGTATTTTTTAACAGAGTTCGTTTCAAGTAACTCCTTGATTTTATTCAAAGTATGCTTTGGTAATTTTTTTATTATATAACTCATAGCAATGTCATTACCTTTACAAGCATCATCTATAACTATCTCTAAGAACTTTCTTATATCTTTAGGTGAGCGTTTAGACATAATCATAATTTGTCTTTGTAGATTATGGTAATTAACTATGATTTCCTTACCGCTTTTACCACCTTTTTTAAGTTTGTTATATAAGTTATCAATACCTATTTCTTGTATTAAGAACTCTTCAAACTCTAATGCCTGTGCTTCTGATATATTATCATGAACTATCTTAACTGTATATGGCTCACCATAATCTCTTTTAGCGTAAGCACGGTCACTTGTACCCTTACCTACGTATATTGGTTTATTGTCTTTACCATAGTGCAAGTATGTGTAGTATCTATTCATATTTACCCCTAATTAGGTTAATTAAAAGGCTATCCATGAATTAGCATGGAAGGGGAGCTACCCCGTTCGCCCTATTTGTTACAACTTACTTTCTTTTCCATTCCCTGTAAGTGGATATATCATTCTATGATACGTACTCCACCATTCGTCACTGTAATCTGTGTTTTGATAATCCTTGAAACAACAAGTTCCAAGCGTATGATGCACTAACTTAGCATCTGGGTTGTATTCGTATTCTGTTTCTAGCCAGTTCCATGTTTCATCTAGCTTACCTACTTGCTCTTCAGGATACTTTAGCCATTCAAATCTGTGCAGGTATTTACCTGTTTGTTCTTGTATAAACTGAGGTGTTAGTTTTTTGTTTAGCCAATGTGAACAGTTCCATAACATAACGCTTGACCAGTTCTTTTTAGGATAGTCTTCGTTCTTTGCACCTAAATACTTCACAGGATGCTTTGTTGTGTAATGATGCTTGACTACCTTGATTGCTTCGTCTGTATCAAAGTTTGCCAGTATCTCTGCTATATCTGTTCTGCATATCATATCGCCATCTACGAATAGTGCGATACCTTTAAAGTTATTTAGATATGGCACTAGAAAGCGTGAATAGATAAATGCGTTACTACCGTCTGTATGTGTTTCTTCGTAGTCTTTTAAAGTGTTTAATGCTAAAGGTGTAAAACTTACCGGTATAGATGACTTTTCTATAACTGACTGGCAAAAGTTATGATAAGCAATTGGTTCTACCTTGCCATCATATCCTACATATATATCTAGTTTTACCATTACTTCTTTTTATTGCGTGAGCTAATATTCTTTGCCTTTGCTTTTGCATCTGCTTTACTAGATGCTCCCCATGCTTTTAGGGATAGTAATAATCTTGTTGGCTCACCGTTAGGTTTGCGTTCTGGTCCTGGCATATTACCCATACGAGCTAAGAATGATGCACGTCTAGGATTGTCCCCTGACTTTACTGGTGCTTTTAAATTGCCACCTGTTTCTTTGTTGTAAGAGGCACGACCCTTAGCGTTTAAACCGCCTTTAGGGTTCTTACCAGCTTTCTTTTGCCAAGCTGCACTCATTTCTTTTTAGCTGTCTTTGCTGATTGTTTAAATGCCATAGCACTTGGCGCACCTTTAGAACCTACCTTGCGCATTTTCTCGCCACTACCTGCAGCAATGCGTTTGCGTTTAGCATGAATGTTAGCGTATAGACCTGGCTTATTTGCCACGTTTAGCTGCCTTTTTCATAGGTTTAGCAGCCATAGCTTTACCTGTTTTCTTTGCATACTCTTTCGCTTCTTTTTTCCCCTTAGCATCGTAAGAGAATTTTTTCATTCCGACCATTGGCATAATTATTTACCTTTCTTTTTAGCCATGCCAGCTTCTGATAAAGCAATAGCAATAGCTTGTTTAGGAGATTTTACTACTTTACCACCCTTACCTGAATGTAATGAACCTGTTTTAAATTCTTTCATTACCTTGCTGACTTTCTTCATTTTGCCTGCTTTTGTCTTCGGTGCTGATTTCATTATCTTTCCTTAATTTGATAAATCTATGGTCATATCTACAGTCATTACATAGCGGATACTCGGTAGAATCAAAAGGTTCACCGCATTGGCTGCATATTGTTACTGAAAATGTCATATAAAAGAAAAAGCCCAACCACGGAGAGAGTGTAGTCAGGCTTTTGTGGGATTACGTTATTAACGGACAGGAGTTGTCCAACAAGTAGTATTATAGCATACTTTGCTATATCTGTTCAACAACATTATGCCCTTTTATAAATACTAATACTTCTGTCTTTATGTCCTGTGCTACCTCTATACAAAATAGCACCAACTTCTTTCCATTCAATATTTCTATAAAATGGTCTTTGCCAATCTAACCAAACAACATAAGCATTATCATTAGCTACTTTAAACATCTCTCTAAATACTTGTTTCACATTAATATTGTCAGCTTTACAGCCATATCTTTGCTTATATTCTTTTAATCTTTCTTCACCATAAGGTGGGTCTGCAACAATAAGGTCATATTTTTTTGTTAAATATTGAGATAACTCTCTAGCATCTGCATATATTGTATCTTCTGTTTGTGGGTTAATATCCACTTTATCTCCTTTTAATTCTGTATCATTAACTTGACCAGCATATAAATGCAATACATTTTTTGCTGTAGGAAAAAGCGCAGATATTCTTTTTAAGTAATTTCCTTGATAGCCACCATAATAATCGTTACTTTTAGCATAATTATTTCCAAGATATATAGCACCAGTTACTAAATTAGATTGGTCTATTTGTAAATACCTACCAAATGCTTTATTGTAATTATCTATATCAAGCATTTATTCTTCTTCCTGCCATAGTAAGTAGGTTATCATACGCCATATCCATGTTCCATTCGTAAGCTAATGGCTTCTTAGCGTCTAGGTATCTAGCGTATACAGCGTCTTGTTGTTCTTTAGGTAAGCTATGTATGATAGCGTGTATTGTACGTACATTAGACATATCCTGGGCAGAACACATCTCTTCAAACGCTTCACTTGTAGACTCACCACCTGAAGACATGCCTATGCTTTTAGATGGATAATTTAAACGGTGATTATCCGTCTTCATCCATAGACTCCAATCCTCAAGGATGGACAATAGGCGTTCCATACTAATCATATTGTGTTAGCGTATAAGCTACGCTTTGCCCAAATGTTTCTTGTGTGGTTCTTTGTTGAAGGTTATGTTTAGCGTCATCTGCATTATGACTTATGACGCCTTTTATCTGGTCTTCTGTGAAGTTTGCTGTGTGTCCAAATATACCTTGTAATGGATGTGGCTGTGGAATGTAATAGTGCATAAGTCTATTATCTTTATCTTTGAATGCGTGTATATGACCTTCCATCTTCATGGTGACAAGCAAGTTTTTAATAGTATTGTAATTGCCATCTACATGTGCTGCTATATCTTTTATAGCTTTAGGTTCTGTAAGATAAGCTAGTATTTTATCTTTGGTATTCACGACACATCCTTAACTTTACAATGCCATTTTTTCTTATCGTCTTGATGCCAACCATGTACATGAATAGCCCAACCTGCTTCACGAACATGTCCTACGTTTTCATGGTCACCTATCTTTCGGCAGCGTGCCGCCATATTACTTGCAGTTGTGGTCTGAACCGCTAATACTTCTTTACCCTTTAAAGCTAGTAAGTCTATAAAGCCAAATAAATCTTGTCTTATTCTTGCAAAACTATTCCAATGTTCTACTACTGCTACTG